ATATACTGAGCATTATGCGTAAGTGGATATATCAAGAGGTTGGATTTGACGAGACTGGCAGGACTAAAGATTGCTTAATAGTATATGATTATCTCAAGCTAATGAACTCTGATAGTATTTCTAATTCTATGCAAGAGTTTCAAGTCTTGGGCTTTCAAATAACACAGCTACATAATTTCTGTGTTAAATATGATGTCCCCTGTCTAAGCTTTGTACAGCTAAACAGGGATGGTATTACAAAGGAGTCAACAGACGTAGTTTCTGGGTCAGATAGGCTAATTTGGCTTTGTACTAGCTTCTCTATATTTAAGATGAAGTCAGATGAGGAAATTGCCGATGATGATGAAGACAATGGTAATAGAAAGTTAGTTCCTATTGTAGCTCGACATGGTGCAGGATTGGACGATGGCGACTATATAAATATGAACATGTTTGGTAAGTTTGGTAAGTTGGTAGAGGGAGAGACTAGAAATGCTCTGAGAAAGAACTCTACCGTTCGAGATAAAGGTTTTGTTTCCGAAGATGGAGAGCAACCAACAAATATTGAAGATCTCTAATCAGCTATTTTCAAAGCTTCCTGAGCTATTGAAATATCTTGAAATTGATTTCATTGAGTACCCTAATAGATATGCTTTCGCATGTCCAATTCATGGTGGAGACAACCCAGAGGGGTGCTGCATTTTTCTAGATGGCAATAGCGTAAAAGGCAACTGGAACTGCTGGACAAATCACTGCGAATCTGATCACGGCAGGAACCTATTTGGATTTGTTAAGGGTGTCCTTGCAAATAAGGCTGACGGTAATCCTAATATATATGAGACCGTTAAGTTTTGCATGGATTTTCTAGGGTTAAGCGAGTCTGAGCTTAAGGACATCAAGAATGTAGATTCCAACAATGATTTAAA